GCCGTGTTGTTAGGAGTCAACTGGTGCCTGCGTTTGTGACTTATGAAATTACTTTGAAGAAAAGCAATTACGAAGGAGAGTCCCCAGTGTTTGGCAAAAGCCGCGCAACTATTCAAGGGCTTTTAAGAAAAACAGACAGCTATAAGTGGTGTCATGCCATCGATGTTGGGCATAGTGGAGTTGAGGACAATGACACTGTCGTAGACACTAGGGTGCAAGTCATAGACACAGACGCTGACAACAAAGGCGGGCGTATTAAAATCAGAGCGATCGGCTATGAAAATTTTCGCGATAAAAGCGAGAATTTTACTCAAGACCTTGTAACCGACGCATAATGGGCCTTAATTCTGAGTCTGTAATTAAGATTGTTGACCTTCTTTGTGAAGGTCCGATCGATGCGATCGAAGGTGCCAAGAAAGGAATTTTTCTTAATGAATCGCCGCTCAGGGCACAAACTGGGAACACTTTGGTTAGAAACAGCCATGTCTCCTATGAGCTGCGACAGGGTGGGCGTACACAAAGCGCCTTGCCGCAAGCGAAAGGTAAAACCAGCAATGTGATAAACGTCAACAAAGAAGTAGGGCAAGGTTACACAGAAATTCTGAACAAAACTGGCACCGCAGTTAAGCAAAGAAATTACGGCAGCGGCAGCCAGACTGTTCAAATTACTGACACTGACGTTGACAGCGTTGATTTAATTTTTACAGTTCCACGTCTTTTTTCTACAGCACAAGAAAGCCTTGTCAAAGGCCAGTTGTTTGATGCTGAGATCAACTTTGACATAAAAATTCAGGACGTTGGCAGCGGGTCCGGATTTAAGAGAGTAAAAAAGACAAGCGTTGATGAGGTCAGCGAGGACTTCAAAGGTGGGTCAAATAATGTTTATGTTATTCAAGGCATAAGCACCACTAACTATCAATATCAAGTAAGCGGAATTCAACTGCCGGGGAAAGGACCTTGGAACATTAAGGTCACTAAATATCCTAATTCTAGATTTCATGGCGAGATCCCGCACAGTCAAAGCAATGCTGCCACTATTGATAAACGCATGTTTGCTGCTTCTTTCAAAGACTTTGAAGATGTAGACAAGCGCACTCCGCTAAAAGATGGTCGCGCAAATACTTTTATCTGGTCTGCTGTCGTTGAGCATGTTGACATTAGAACTGCCTATCCTTACTCAGCCTGTGTTGGGATGAGTATTTCAACAGAAGAGTTTCAGACTTTACCGACTAGGGCATACTTAGTCAGAGGAAAAAGAGTTCAGATCCCTCACAATGCAACGCCAAGAGATGATGGTAGTCTTGAATTTAATGGCGGCTTTAATGGCAAATTGAAGGGTGCAAAGTGGACGACATGTCCGGTTTGTATTTTTTACGACCTGCTGATTAACAAGCGTTTTGGCGCAGGGCATTTCATTAATAAAAGCAATTTGAACTGGGTGGATCTTTATCCGTTGGCGCGGTATGCAAATGAACTCATTGATGGCGAGCCACGTTTTGCGTGCAATGTGCAGGTCTCTTCACAGGCGCAGGCATATACAGTTCTTCAAGATTTTGCTTCAATTTTCAGAGGCATGATGTACTGGCAGTCAAACACTATTCAAGTAACTGCAGACCATGGCAACTTAGATGGAAGCAATGTTGATCCTGTTCATATCTTTGCAAACTCTGGAGTGGTCGGCGGCGTTTTTGATTACAGCGGTTCTTCGCTTAAAACACGCAGCACCAGTATTAGGGTCCGCTATAACGACCCAGATAATTTTTACAAGCCAAACATTGTTTGCATTGAAGACTCAGCATTGATTTCAAAGTATGGCTATCAAGTGAAAGAGGTTTTAGCTTTTGGCTGCACGTCTAAAAAACAAGCCAAACGCATGGGGCGTTGGATGATGAAGTCAGAGGAGCTTGACGCCAGCACAATAACATTCACTGTTGGCCTTGATGGCGCGCTTGTCTTCCCTGGTCAGGTCTTTGCGGTGCAAGATGAGATGCGTGCTGGATCAAGGCTGTCTGGCCGGATCAGTAGCTCAACAACAACCTCAATCGTGGCAGATCAGGAAATAACTCTGCCTGGCGGCTCTAATAAAGTTTTGACATGTGTTTTAATTAATGGAAATGTAGAGAGGAGGCATATAAACACGAGTGCATCAAGCGGAAAAACCATTGTGGTTAATACACCATTCAGTTTTTCCCCTCTTGTTGATGCTATTTATGCAATAGACACTGATCTAGTCAAGCTGCAAAAATTTAGATGCCTTTCTGTCGCCGACAGTGGTGATGGAACGTTCGCAGTTGTCGGGGTTGAATTTAATGACAGCATCTATGAAGCAGCAGATGAAGATGAAGAGCTTGATTTCTTAGATGTAACTCTTTTAGATCAGACGCCCTCTACCCCTATCATCTAATGCCAATCGATTTTCAGCTAATTTCAAAAGAGGGTGACCTGACCAACCGTGGTGTGGCTACTTGGACGAGAGGTGCCGTTGGCTTCACCGCTTCTTTTGACGTAAAGCATCGAATTGACAAAGGAAGTTTTACAAAGTTTAACACGACTAGCACAGCAGTCACAGTCGATGGAATTAAGCCTGGTCAAACCTTTGAGGTGCATGTCAGAGCGGTTGGAATTGGCTTTCCCGTAAAAAAATCGACTTATGTTAAAGCAAAAGCAGTCGCACCAGCTCTGCCCGATTTAGGCACCAGTGATGATGGAAAGCCAATTACACAAGTTGTTCCTAATGTCGTCAATCTGTCTTTAAGCCCTATTAACAGTACGCAGGGACTTCTTAAGTGGAATCCCCCTGCAAACGAAAAACTTAATAATTTAGAGGCGGTTATTAGGCATTCAAGCCTGACAGATGGTACTGGTACTTTTGGCAACTCCGTAAAGCTGGCTCAAGTGCCAGCGACTGCAAATTCTGTCACAGTTCCTTTGATAAATGGCGAGTATCTAATCAAGCTGAAAGACCAGACGACAAAAGTAAGAAGCGTAGAAGCAATCAGTTTGGTTCTGAATATCCCTGACGCTGTTCCGAAGCTTCCAATTCAAACGAGACGAGAGGACACTGACACCCCTCCATTTCAGGGCGAGAAGTTTGGGTGTTTCTACAGCGACGAATACGATGGCTTGGTTTTAGACGGATCAGACACGATTGATGATGTGCTGCTCATTGATGATCTATCTGAGATGGATTTTATCGGTAGGCGTCTTGCTAGCGGTGAATATGAATTTTCAGCTGTGCTGGATCTAGGCGGCAAGTTTCAAGCTGAGCTGGACCGCACCATAAATTCACGAGGCTTGTATCCAAGTGACCTGATTGATGACCGCTCGGAACTGGTGGACGCTTGGAGCGATTGGGATGGAACGCTGGCAGAAGACACCAACGCGATCCTTTACTTCCGCAGTAGCAATGAGGCGCCTGCAGCGGACGACATTTTGCTAGAGGCAACCTCAGACTTTTTTCTGCTTGAGAATGGCGACAAGCTGCTGCAGGAGTCTTCAACAGAATTTGGCGATTGGCGCGTTTTGGAGAAATCCACGTTTGTTGGTCGCACGTTCCAGTTCAAGTGTGAGCTAGAAGCTGAACATCCTGACCAGACGCCGTTGGTTGAAGAACTGGGTTATCAGGTGTCAATTCCAGCCCGCACAGAAAGCTCTGCAACGATTGCTTCTGGAGCGGCGGCAAAGGCCGTGACGTTCACGAACGCTTTTTATCAGGCGCCCACGGTGGGCATTACGGCTTTTAACCTTGCCAGTGGGGACTATTATGAGGTGACATCCGTCACGCGGACTGGCTTCACGGTTCACTTCAAGAATTCCAGCAATTCATCGGTGGATCGCAACTTCCAGTACGTCGCAGCGGGCTTTGGCTCTGAGCAGACCTAAAATGGCCACCCACGATTACATCCTTGCTAATCAAAGCGGTAGTTCATTCCGTTCTGACCTGAACAACGCATTGGCTGCAATCGTCAGTCAGAACAGCAGCGCAACAGAGCCCGCAACCAAGTACGCCTATCAGTACTGGGTCGATACCAGCGCAACACCTGCGCTGATTAAGCAGCGGAATGCTGCAAATGACGCTTGGGTGACACTTGCGGAAGTAGACGGTCAGATCCTTGCTGCTGATGGAACGAATGCAAAACCTGGCATTTCTTTTGCCGCTGATATTGACACTGGATTCAGAAGAACGACCTCTAACGAGGTTTCTATTGTTACAGGTGGAACAATCGGTTTTACGGTCGATGGTTCACAGAACGTAGGCATTGGCACGACAAATCCAACACAACACCTACATTTACGTGGCCCTGCACTTTCAGCCAATTATCATGGCGCAGTCATTAGTGCTCAGTCAACCGAAAGACTGCGGCTCGGTTACCGCGATGGTGGACCTGTCACTGGTCTGACTTGTAGTCAAGTCATTGGCAGCACAAATAATCTGCATTTAGCTTCGCGAGCGAGTGCAAGCGGCGACATTGTTTTCTATGCCGGAGCACCTCTAGCTGAAAAGGCGCGACTGAAAGGATCCTCTGGAAGTTTTGAGACGGGCACTATTTTTAGCGAAGCTTCACCTTCATCGGGAACTCCTGGCTACAAATTTGCTGCGGGTGGCAGCCACCTTGTTAGCAGAAATGTATCAGGCATAAGTGTGGTCTTTCAGGCTTTTGGAACTGAAGGTAGCTTTAAAACTAAAGGTGATGGCGACGCACAGAATACAAACAACAGTTATGGAGGTATTTCAGACGCCACATTAAAAGAAAACATTGTTGACGCCAGCTCACAGTGGGATGATATTAAAGCTATACAGATTCGTAATTATAATTTTAGAGAAGACACAAATCTGCCGACTCATAGACAAATCGGTGTAGTTGCCCAAGAGTTAGAGACAGTCTGCCCAGGACTTGTCAAAGATGATGTTGATGAAGACTCGGATGGCAATGATCTTGGTACGACGACTAAATCTGTCAATTACTCTGTGCTCTACATGAAAGCCGTCAAAGCCTTGCAAGAGGCCATGACGCGCATCGAAACCTTGGAGACTAAAGTCGCTGCTCTGGAGGCTGCTAACTGATGGCTGATCGCAAACTTTCTGTCCTAGCAGAGCTAACCGCCCCTGCCGGTGGTGATCAGTTCTTAGTGCTTGATGCGTCGGAAAGCACTGACGCCAATAAGAACAAGCGTGTTCAGTTCACAACTCTCTGCGACCACATTCCAGATGGCAGCGTTGCGGCGCCATCGCTGGGATTTATCTCTGACACTGGCGACAGCGGATTTTTTCGCAGTGGTGAGGATGAAATTGCAATCAGCACCAACGACACGCTCAACAGCAAGTTCACGACAACAGGGTTTCAAGTTGGAAATGGAACGGCAACAGGTGTGTTTCACACTTTTAACAACACAACTCAAGACGATGTAGTCATTGAAAACACAAAAAATGGTCCACACGACAGGCCAGTAATTGTTTTTTACCGTAATTCAGGCTCGCCTGCTGATGATGACACTCTTGCGACTATTGAGTTTCGAGGCAATAACGACAATGACCAAGAGGAAGTATATGCAGAAATAACTGCTGGTATTGTTGATGCAAGCGACAGCAGTGAAGACGGTCGCCTTGATTTTCAGACTTCAGTAGCAGGAAGCTCATTTAATTGTGTCAGGCTGCAAGAAGGAAGGGTCGGCATTAACGAGGCTGCGCCTGATGCTCCAATCCATGTGACCAACACGGACACGCAGATTTTGCGTTTGGAGTGCCCGAATAATGATGCATCATCTGGCGCGGACATCAGAATGTTCCGCCACCGAAATGGTGCTGTCGGACAAGACGACGATGCTCTTAGCACTGTCTTCTTTAGGGGCAATAACGATGACTCTGATGCTGCACAGCGTGAGGTTGATTACGCGCAGGTGCAAGCTGTAATCGCTGATGCGACAACAGACAGCGAAGATGGCAAGTTGCTGCTGCAGGTGCAGACCGCTGGCACGATGACGACCCAGCTTGAGGTCAATTCAAACACGATTGGGTTCTTTGGTGCGACGGCTGCTATCCAGTCCACGCACGTTGCCGATCTTGCCGCGACTGCAACCTCTGGAACGCTGCCAACTGCTAATGGAACGATGACGATTGCAGATGCAGCAGCACCGACTAATGCGGAGTTGCTTGAGTATTGTCGCGAGCTTGAGGCAAAGGTGAATTCTCTTCTAGCCTTTGCAAGTGCTCACGGCCTGATGGCCTCTAGCTGATGGAACGACCTGATCCGATGATCCCGTGCAAGCCTGGTGCGGAGGATGTTGAGGCGATGTCAAATCGCCAAGCTTGGCTGAATGAGCTTTATGTGTTTGATCGTCGGGATGATCCTGATCACCCGATGCACGGTCTTTTCACTGGCTTGGCGCAAAAGTATCAACAGTTTCGTGGCTGATGGCTAAGTCATTGAGTGGGCAAAATTTTGTGCCTAGCAAGCCAAAAAAGACACGTCAAGGTGATGGATCACATTCAAAACCGTCTCATGGACGTAAGAAGTATCGTGGGCAAGGAAAACGTTAATTCCTCCACCCATGCTCAAAGCTCTCATTGCGAGTGGTGTCGCCGTTTCAGCAGTTGCGCTGGGATCTCCTGCAATCGCCGGTCCCTATGTGAACGTTGAGAACAACGCTGGTTTTGCCGGTGGTGACGGTCTCGACATGGATTACACCGGTTCTGTGACCGACTTTCACGTTGGCATTGAAGGTGGCGACAAGGCTTCCTGGTACATGCAGGCCGGTCCTGCGCTGATCCAACCTGATGGTGATTCAGCTGATGTTGAACTGTCCGGCAAGATCGGTGGTTCCGTTGTGGTTTCTGCAGACGACAAGCTGAGCATCTACGGCGAAATCAGCTTCATCACTGTGGATGACTTTGACGCTGCCAACGTCGGGACCAAGATCGGAGCGAAATACTCGTTCTGAGCTAGCGTAAAGCTGCACGGAAACTAAACCCCTTCCTGACCTCACACCAGGGAGGGGTTTTTCTTTGGTGATCACTATGCAAAAGATCTACAACCTGCTTGCCGTCTTGGCATTCGTGATGTCTGGAACGATGGCTGTGAGTGGCGTGTTGTTCTACAGCCGCATCCCATCGCTAACCAAGAAATACATCAGCGAGTTAAAGCTGGAACTGATAAAGACAATCCTTGATCAAGTCCCCGTCCCAGAAATCCCTGAGATGCCAGAGCTGCCAACGGAGACAGGTCCTGCGATCAAGTCACCATTTTAGTGTTGGCGGTTGGATCGTCGTCATGAGCTTCAGGCCCGAAGCCTTCAGCCTTGATTTTTGCCATATCAAGTTCTGGCGCGGCTGCTTGTGGTTTCTCGTCAAACGAAGCTAGCCATTCACGTATCGCTTGACCTGTTGGTGTTCCTTTTGGCCATCGGATGAACTCAAGCATCCGTTTGTTATCGGTAAAGAGCCGAGATGTTAAACCGTTTGACACCGTATAAACGATCGGCGGGCCTTCACGATGCTTGGTACGTTCTATGAAGAGCTGACCTGCTGTAAACCGATCTGATTCCATGCCAGAGATTCAGGGGATTGGTGTTGGAACGGTAGGCGTGCCAAGCATTGGGGTAACGGAGATTTTGCCACCGCCAAAGTTGCCAGCGGAACCACCTGTCACGTTAATGCTGGGATTCCCGGTGGCAGACATCCCAGGCGGTGACATTCCGCATTACGAGCCGTTGGAGTTTACGCCGGGTCAACACACGCACCAAACAGCGCCAGTCCCGAAGACTGTTCCTGAGGAAAAACCGACTGGCAGCTCAAGACAGTCGGTTCCTGCACCCCCACCAGCTGTGCCGTTAACAGCTGATAAGCCCAATGTAGAGGAGGAGCTTCCATGCCCTCCTGCTGACGCAATTCCTTTAGGTGCGAAAAACAAATCGCAAACTGCTGTCATCATTGGTTACGAGATAGTTGATGGGAAGTGTGAGCCACAACTCAAGCCGCTGGACTTACCAACGGTTATCGGCAACTATTTACCTGCTGCACCACTTGTCACGACAACTGCAGCAGTTGCTGCG